GTGGTCTGCACAGTACCAGCAAGACCCGACATCAGAGGAAGGCGCATTAATTAAGCGTGAGTGGTGGAAGGAATGGGAGAAGGATGAGCCACCGCAATGCGAGGCCATCATTCAATCTTGGGATACGGCATTCTTAAAGACGCAAAGATCGGACTACAGTGCCTGTACTACGTGGGGTATATTCTACCATCCTGATGATGATGGTAAGATGATGCCTAATGTTATTCTACTGGATGGTTACAAAGAGAAGTTAGAGTTTCCTGAGTTAAAGGTAGCTGCTTATAACAAGTATTGGGAGTTTGAACCTGACCAGTTGGTAGTGGAGAAGAAAGCGTCTGGTGCGCCGTTGATCTTTGAGCTGCGTAACATGGGTCTGCCAGTGACTGAGTTCACGCCATCTAGGGGTCAGGACAAGATTGCTAGGGTTAATTCTATCACTGATCTTTTTGCCAGCGGCATGATCTGGCACCCCCCAACTAGATGGGCTGAAGAAATAATTGAAGAATGTGCTGCATTCCCTTCTGGTGACCATGATGACTACGTTGATAGTACATCACAGGCACTCATGAGGTTTAGACAGGGCGGTTGGATCAGAACCCCGACAGATGATTGGGATGATGAGCCTAAGTACCAACGGCCCGTCAGTTACTACTAGGGCTTTATATTTTACGCCTTTTGGTGTAAAAGTTCAATTGAACCAAAACTGGAGATGACGATATGGCTATTACCAAACCCTTAGACCCTTCTGACGTTGATGTAGCAGAAAATGAAGAAGAGGTTCAGGTTGAGGTTCAGGTTCTTAACCCTGATGCTATATCATTTGAGCAAGATGATGGCAGTGTTGTCGTTGATTTTACAGGTGGTATGGACGAGGAAGAGGTTGAGCTTCAGCATGACAGCAACCTAGCCGAGTTTATAGATAATTCAGACCTTGAATCTATGGCGTCTGAGTTGGTTTCTGATTTTGAATCTGACCGTGAATCCCGAAAGGATTGGGCTAGGGCCTACGTTAAGGGTTTAGACCTGTTGGGAATGAAGGTTGAAGACCGTCAACAGCCTTGGGCTGGAGCGTCTGGTGTGTTTCACCCGATTATGACTGAAGCAGTGGTTCGCTTTCAGGCACAGGCTATGGGTGAGCTATTCCCAGCCTCTGGGCCAGTAAGGACCAAGATACTTGGTAAGCTCACGCCAGAGAAGTATGAGCAATCCCAGCGCGTAGAAAAAGAACTGAACTACATGCTGACTGAAGAAATGACCGAATACAGAGATGAGACTGAGCAAATGTTGTTCAAGCTCCCTATTGCTGGTTCTGCCTTCAAGAAAGTTTACTATGACCCTATCATGGAGCGTCCTTGCGCCATGTTCGTGCCAGCAGAAGACTTTGTTGCGTCCTACGGTGCCACAGATATGATGGCATGTCCACGTTACACCCACGTTATGAAGAAAACACCTAATGAAATACTACAACTTCAGGTGAATGGCTTCTATCGTGACGTTGAGCTGCCTAGTGCAGAGCCAGATTACTCAGACATTCAAGAGAAGTACGATGAATTAGACGGTGAAAGCACCGTTATGTCCGATGATGACCGCCATACCATCCTTGAGATGCATGTTAACCTCAACATGCCAGAGGATTTTGATGATCCAGACGGTATAGCCCGACCATACGTCATAACAATTGATAAATCGTCTAGAACAATACTATCAATCAGGGCAAATTGGGAAGAAGATGACAATAAGAAAAAGAAAATACAGCATTTCACTCATTACCGATACCTTCCAGGACTTGGGTTCTACGGTACAGGGCTTATTCACCTCATTGGGGGTCTGGCTAAATCTGCGACTTCAATACTTCGCCAGCTTATTGACGCTGGCACGTTGTCGAATTTACCTGCTGGCCTCAAAGCTAGGGGTCTACGCATCAAAGGTGATGATTCGCCGCTCATGCCAGGTGAATTTAGGGATGTGGACGTACCAGGTGGCGCAATACGCGACTCAATCACTTTTATCCCGTACAAAGAGCCATCAAGCGTACTCTACGCTTTACTTGGAAACGTTGTTGAAGAAGGACGCCGCATTGGATCGGTTGCAGACGTTCAAGTAGGAGATATGAACCCTCAGGCACCCGTTGGGACCACTTTGGCCCTAATGGAACGCTCTATGAAGGTTATGTCTGGGGTACAGGCCCGTATACACGCATCAATGAAGACAGAGCTGCGCTTATTATCGCGTATTATTCGTGATTATATGCCAGAAGACTACGCATACGAGACGGACGGTGATTTCAACCGCATTGATGACTTCGATGGACGTGTTGATGTTGTACCTGTGTCTGACCCTAACGCATCTACTATGGCTCAGAGGGTGATGCAGTATCAAGCCGCGCTACAGTTGGCTCAACAGGCACCTCAATTATATGATATGGGCAAGCTACACCGTCAGATGCTGGAGGTTCTGGGCATTCAGGACGCTGGTGATATAATTAAACTACCAGAAGACATTAAGCCAATGGACCCAGTAACGGAGAACATGGCTATGTTGAAGCAAGAGCCTGTAAAGGCCTTTATGTACCAAGATCATGAGGCACACATTCAGGTTCACATGGCAGCAATGGAAGACCCAAAGCTACGTCAGATTGTAGGTCAAAGCCCGTTTGCTCCAGCTATTCAGGCTGCTATGGCTACGCATGTAACTGAACACGTAGCGATGCAGTACAGAGTTGAGATACAGAAGAACCTTGGTGTGGAAATGCCTAGCATAGACACAGTTCTTCCTGAGGATGCAGAGGTAGAGCTGTCTCGTTTGACCGCTATGGCGGCAGACAAGCTTCTGAAGAAAGATCAAGCAGAGGCAAAACAAAAAGAAAACCAGCGTCAGCAGAGCGATCCCTTAACTCAGATACAGCAGAAAGAGCTGGCGATAAAAGAACAGGAGCTGAAGCACAAAATAAACTTCGATTCTGGAAAGTTGCAGCTTGAAGCAGCCAAGCTTGAATCTGAGAACAAACGTGTCAGCGCACAGATTGGCCTCAAGGCTGGTATAGAGCTTAGTCAGTCTGAAGCCAAAACCAAGAAGGAAGGCGTTGACCTTAGCTTGAATGTAGCAAAGACCTTACTGGAAACAGAAATCTCTGAAAGGGATAGATTAGAAAATGGAAGAAACGATCCTAACACTGCTAACCAAGGAAATCAAAGGCCAGATGGATGATATCAAGTATCACCTAACTTATGGGGGTGCATCAGACTATAACAGCTATTGCACTTCCGTAGGCTCCTACAAGGCATATCAACACATAATGTCAGAGTTAGAAGAGCTGGAGAAAAGATTTTTAGAGAGTTAGTGTTGATAGTTATTTTTTTTTATTCTAACGATGAAACATCGTGGTAGTCCCACGCAAGGTACTGTGAGCCTAAAGTCACTGCAAGGAAGCAAGAAATGTACGCAGAAAAAAAAGTATCAGAAAAAACTATTAAAAAACTCCCAATACCTTCAGGCTACAAAGTTCTAATAGCAATGCCTGAGATAGAAGACACCACAGAAGGTGGCGTCTTTATGCCAGATGAACTTAAAAACTCTGAAGAGACAGCGTCCATTATTGGATTTGTCATGAAAGTTGGTGAATCAGCTTATTCAGATAAAAGTCGTTTCCCAGATGGTCCTTGGTGTAAAGAGGGAGACTTTGTTATCTTTAGATCGTACTCAGGAACCCGTTTTAAAATTCACGGCAAAGAGTTCAGAATCATTAATGATGACACAGTTGAAGCAGTAGTAGATGACCCACGGGGGTATACAAGAGTATGACCAATAAAGCTTTAGACCTTGAAGGTGAAAACGAGACAGTAATAGGTGCATTGGAAGATACTGATTCAATTGAAGTTGAAATCTCTGATGATGAAGGCTTTGATTCTCCCAAAACTTCGGAGGAAGTTTCATCTCAAATACCCACAGAAACAGAAATAGCTGGGTATAGTGCTGGTGTGCAAAAGCGCATTAAGAAGATGACCTTTGATATCAAAGAAGCCGAAAGGCATAAGGTAGAGGCCATTAAAATTCGTGAAGAGGCGGTTAATTACGCCAAGACAATTCATGAAGAGAATGAGCGATTAAAGAAAACGCTGGAGCAAGGTGAAGGCGTTATAGTTGATCAGGCAAAACGCAGAATTACAGCAGATAAGGCTCAAGCAAAGGCCGCATACAAGGAAGCCTACGACCTTGGTGACTCAGATGCTATTATTGCCGCTCAAGAAACTTTAAATGCTATAAGCAATGAAGAGTATCGTGTTCAGAGGATGAAACCTCAACAACGACCAACTTCAGAGTTTAAATTGCAACCATCTCAGGAAGTAGTTCAAGAACCAGATCAAAGAACAAAAGAATGGTCTGATAAAAATGAATGGTTTGGTCCTGACAAAAGAATGACAGGCTTCGCATTCGGAGTTCATGAGGAACTTGCAACCAACGGGGTGACTGTTGGCAGTGATGATTACTATAGCCAGATTGACGATGCAATGAAGGCTCAGTTCCCTGAGAAATTTAATACTGGAGAAAACAAACGCAATGTTGTAACGTCCAGAAAAACGGGTAACGTGGTTGCCCCTGCCAACCGTAGCACAAACAAATCACGCACGGTGACATTGTCACCATCTCAAGCGTCCCTCGCTAAGAGGCTTGGTCTAACTAATGAACAGTACGCAGCGCAAGCACTCAAGGAGTCAAGAAATGGCTGAATCAAAGAAACCACGGGAATCTGAAACTCGCGAAATGTCCGAGCGTGTAAAGCCGTGGACACGTCAAAGTATGTTGCCAACCCCCGAACCTAGAGATGGATTAGAGTTCCGCTATGTTCGCACATCTACATTGGGTAATGCAGACAATACTAACGTGTCATCTCGATTCAGAGAGGGTTACACCCCTGTTTTAGCTTCTGAGTATCCTGAACTTCACATCATGTCTGACATAGATTCTAGGTTCAAAGATAATGTTGAAGTTGGTGGCTTGCTACTGTGTAGCATTCCAACTGAAAAAGCAAACAATCGTGAAGAAGGTCAACTATACACTGCAAAGACTCAAATGGAATCAGTGGATAGAAACTTCATGCGCGAATCCGATCCGAGGATGCCTGTGTTAAATTCAGAGCGTTCCTCGCGCACCTCATTTGGCAAGTCCTGACTTGCTTGAAAAGGTTCAATTGAACCAAAATCGTAATAGAAGGAGAGCCTAAAATGGCCCTTACATCTAGCCCATACGGTTTGCGCCCTATTAATGCCATTGGTGGTCGGCCCTTCTCTGGGTCCACACGCCAATTGCCTATTACCACTGGGTTCAATACCGCTATCGCCAACGGAGACCTTGTAGCAGTAGCTGCCAACGGCACTATTGTTAAGGTCACTGTTGTTGGCAACAACGCCAATCCGTTCCCTACTGGGACTGTTGGAATCTTCCTTGGTTGTTCGTACACTGACGCTGTTAGTGGATTTATCCAGAACAATCAGTGGCCTGCTGGTCAAGTTGCTGCTGATGCTCAAGCTTATATTTGTGATGACCCTAATGCGTTGTTCCAAGTCCAAGCTGATGCTGCCGTGGCGCAAACTCTGATGCATAGCAACTTCGCTGTTAATCAGACCGCACCAGACACGTCCAATGGTAATTCCAGAATCTCTCTGGATGTAGCCACTGCCGCTGCCACCGCTACGATTGCTTTCAAGCTCGTAGATTTCGTTAACTCACCAGACTCAACTGTTGGTGACGCATTTACCGATGTGATTGTTAAGTTCAATCCCTCGTCACATGCGTACACTGCTGGTCTTGGCCTGTAAGGAGATAATCAATGGCTATTTCTCGCGCCCAGCTCCTTAAAGAGCTACTTCCAGGTATCAATGCTTTGTTTGGCTTGGAATACGATAAGTATGACAATGAACATGCTGAAATCTATGACACTGAATCTTCAGACCGTAGTTTTGAAGAAGAAGTAAAATTATCAGGTTTTGGCTCTGCCCCTGTTAAAAACGAAGGCAGTGCAATTGCATACGACAACGGTCAGGAATCATTTACTGCTCGTTACACCCATGAAACTATCGCTATGGGCTTTTCCATTACTGAAGAAGCAATGGAAGATAACCTGTACGATTCGCTTTCTGCTCGGTACACCAAAGCTCTCGCACGGGCTATGGCTTACACCAAGCAAACCAAAGCGGCAGCTCTGCTGAACACAGGTTTCGCCACCTTCAACTCTGGTGATGGCGTCACACTGTTCAACACAGCACACCCTACAGTTTCTGGGACCACAAACTCAAACCGCCCAGCGGTTAACGTGGATTTGAATGAAACTTCCCTTGAGCAAGCGGTTATTGATATTGCCGCTTACGTTGATGAACGCGGTCTGTTGATTGCCGCTCGTCCACGGAAGCTCATTGTTCCACCTTCGCTTCAGTTTGTTGCAACTCGTTTGCTGGAAACATCTTTGCGTGTCGGTACGGCTGACAACGACATCAACGCAATTAACTCCAATGGGTCCATCCCAGAGGGTTATACTATCAACCACTACCTGACAGACGCAGATGCGTTTTTCATTACCACAGACATTCCTAACGGGATGAAGCACTTTGAGCGTACACCAATGACAACGTCTATGGACGGTGACTTTGATACGGGCAATGTTCGCTATAAAGCACGGGAGCGTTACAGCTTTGGTGTATCTGATCCACTTGGTATCTACGGATCACCAGGTGTTTAAGTTCAATTGAACTAAACTGAAGGGGCGCTGGTCAGGTTTCGCACTGCAAAGCGCCCTTTCTTTTTTTTATAATCTATTGTATTGTTATCCTGTCCCTGACAGATGCATTGAGTATCTGACTTAACCCAGACAGGAGAATAACATGGGTACGACTACTTTTTCAGGTCCGATTCGGGCTGGTACTATCAAAACCACAAATGGAACCACTATAGGCACTAATATCGCCAACGTGGGCTATGTTGTAATGTGTCAAGACACAGTGCAGACCCTAGCGGGTGGTGCGCTTGCGGCGGTTGTAACAAACATTGTTATTCCTGCTAACTCTAAGATCGTTAACTGCGTCATTGATCTTGTAGCTGCGGCGAACACTACTACCAACATCAGTGTTGGCGAAGTGGGTGGCAACGCTAATACAATCATCAACGCTTTAGCGTCTGGTACTACTGTTGGTATCAAGGCTTTAGGTGTTAGCGGTGGTGGAGCCTTAGAGTGGGGCAACATTGGCACTTCAGACAAGCGTTTAACCGTAACGGCTTCTGCTGCTACTAACGCAGGTTCTGTTCGTATTACAGTAATGTATGCACAAGCGTTTAATACACCCGTCCTTCCATAAGGAGTAAGTAAATGGCTGGTCAAGAGGTCAGAGCCTTTAACGTAGCCGTGGCGGGATTTGCTGCGGGTCTCGTAGGCCCATCAAGAGGCAGGTTGCAAGGCGTTCTAATTAACGCTGCTGCCGCATGTGCTTTTACCATACGAAGTGGCAGTGCTACGGGAGAGATTATACTTCAGTTAACCCTACCCACGGGTTGGAATGACGTATATATTCCTAATGACGGTATACTTGCTGATAACGGTTGTTTTGTCTCTGCCTTCTCAGGCACTGGCAATGTAATGACCCTGCTCATAGAGTAGCGCGTCATGGCTTCCAGAAGTGATAAGCCTATTCCGCGCACTAAAAAAAATTACCGCTCCACTAAATCTGGGGCGGGAATGACTAAAGCGGGTGTTGCTGCACACAAGCGTGCAAATCCCGGTTCTAAGTTAAAGACTGCCGTTACGGGTAAGGTTAAAAAAGGCAGCACCGCTGCTAAGAGGCGTAAATCTTACTGCGCTCGTTCCGCTGGACAAATGAAGCAGTTCCCCAAGGCAGCAAAAGACCCGAATAGTCGTTTAAGACAGGCTAGAAAAAGGTGGAAATGCTGATGGTTACTAAGGGCAATAAGAAAAAAATTAAAAAAGTTGTTAAGGGGTTAAAAAAAGCCTCTAAGCTTCACGCAAGTCAAGCCAAAGTTCTAAAACGCATTGTTAATAAAAAGGTGTAATACTGATGGGAATCTTAGTAGCAAAAATGGCAGAAAAGTTAAAAGACGGAAAAATGGGTGGCATAGGAATGGTTAGCCCATTATTTGGCGCTATTAACTCACGTCAAAAGAAAAAAAGACAAGGTAGAAATGCTGCCGCTGCCTCTGCCGCTGGTAACGCCGCTGTGCCATCTGGCAGTGACTACAGTACAAAGGTTATCTCTCCCACAATGATGAATGCTGGTGGCGGTGTGTCAAAGGTCCAAAGGGGCGATGGCATCTGTCGATCTGGCAAGACAAAAGGTCGTATGGTTTAATGAAGGGTCGGGTCAGGGACTACAAGCAAGAGTACAAGACCCAGAAAGCCAGAGGCGAACATTCAGATAGAATGGAACGTCAAAAGGCTAGAAGGAAAATGGACAGCACAAGTTCTGACCGTAATGGAAATGGCACAGCCGACAAACGCGAAGGTAAAGACATAAGTCATAAAGTAGCCCTAAGCAGGGGTGGGTCTAATGCAGATGGTGTTACCGTAGAATCTAGGTCTGCAAACAGAAGTAATAACTATCAAAAAAAGGGGAAGGGATTAAATGGCAAACGCAAAGCCTAACAACTCGGCACTTTGGTCTAGAGCCAAATCAGCCGCTAAAAAAAAGTTTGACGTTTATCCCAGTGCTTATGCTAATGCATGGGCATCCAAGTGGTACAAATCTAAAGGTGGCGGTTGGTCTGGCGGCAATAACAAGGTAGCGTCAAGTGGCAAAAGCAAAAGCAAAAAAACCTAGCACTAAGGGTGGCCTTGGCAAATGGTTTGGTGAAGAATGGAAAGATGTAAAGACAGGAAAGCCTTGCGGAAGGTCAAAGGGTGAGAAGAGAAGTTATCCCGCATGTAGACCCAAGAAGGTTGCATCCAAGATAAGCAAGTCTGAGGCATCTAAGAAAACTGGACCCAAGATGGTGAAATGGTCTACCACCGCAAGCGGTAAGCGTAGAAAGAAAGCGAAGAAGTCATGACTGTTGTAGTTCCAGACCTAGCAGAGTTATTTGAAGAAGCTTATGAGCGCGTTGGTATTGAGATGCGTTCTGGTTATGATTTAAGAACTATACGCCGCAGTTTAAACATTCTTACCTTGGAGTGGCAGAACAGGGGTTTAAATTTATTTACGATATCCTCTGGCACATTGGCCCTTACCGCTGGCACTGCGACATATACAATGCCGTCTGACACTATAGACCTCATAGAACATCAACTGCGAACAGGCACAGGCACCAATCAGGTTGATACGTCCCTTGAGAGGGCAAGTGTAGCAACATATGCACAGCAGACAAATAAGAACACCACAGGACGCCCTACGCAGATTTATGTACAAAGAGAGTCAACTGAGACTAAGTTCACTCTATGGCCCGTCCCAGACAGCACAGCGGCCTATACAGTGGCTTACTTCAGGCTTGTTGGTATAGATGGCCTGTCCTCAGGCATATCAGGGTCTGCTTCCATCCCACCGCGCTTTATACCCGCTCTGGTAGCTGGCCTAGCTTACTATATAGCCCAGAAGAAACCTCAGGCGATGAGTATGGCACCAGCCTTAAAGCAAGAATATGAATTTCAATTCCAACTTGCTGCAAATGAAGATACAGAAACAGCATCTATCAAGTTCGTTCCTTTCAACACATTTGTTGCGGGGGGCTAAATGTCTTTTGCAAAGGGTAAATACGCATTTGGCTTTTGCGACAAGACGGGTTTCAGATACCCTCTGCATGAGCTGAAAGAAGAATATAACAACGGCGCACCTACGGGCTTTCTTGTTGGTCCCGATGTATGGGATGGCGATCAGCCTCAAAACTTCTTAGGGCGGCTAAAGATATTTGACCCTCAATCTCTAAGAAATCCCAGACCAGATAGATTTGATGACAGCCGTGGAATATTCGGCTTTAATCCTGTCGGCGGCAATATTGAGATTACTGGTTTTGTGGGAACTGTTACTTTAGATATTCCAGTGCCAGAGAGCGATGCGGTTACAGGTGTATCAGGGTCAGCTAGCGTAGGTAGTGTTAGTGTACTTGCAGGAAATGCTCCAAGATTTGACAGTACTTCTATTACGTTAGATTCAACAACAGATACTTTTGACGAGGGTTAAGCTATGACTAAACAAACAGTAGGGATAGGAAGTAGCGCAAACGATGGTAATGGAGATACCCTTCGTTCTGGCGCTACCAAGATAAATGCAAACTTTACTGAAATATATGCGGCTATTGGGAACGGCTCTACACTCACAGACATAATAGACAGTAACGGTCTTATTAACGTGAGTTCTGGAGCAAACAAGATTGTTTTCTACTACGCTAATTTAAGCGACTTACCTAGTGCAGGAACATATCATGGCGCAGTAGCGCACGTTCACGCGACAGGAGGGTTGTACTTCGCTCACGCTGCCGCGTGGGTTAGATTGAATGATGAGACAACTGGACCTGTGACTAAATACACTGCGGGTGTAAACGGATCGACTGCTTATACATTTACTGGCCCAGGAGCTACCTCTGGAAACAACCCCAACTTTACTTTCTACAAAGGCCACACGTACCTCTTAAATAACTCGGCTAATGTAGCTGGTCATCCTTTAAAGATACGAGTATCGGCAGGCGGGTCTAATTTTACAACAGGGGTTACTGAGAACTATAACTCTACTACAGGGTTAACACAGTTCATTGTACCGCACGAACCTTCTGATTCTTCCTTAGTCTATCAATGTACCAACCACAGCGGTATGGTCGGTAACATAACAATAGTATAATTCAACCAGCCGAAAGGCGAACACACTACAGGAGACTTCGACATGGTTATGAAAAAAAGTGAATACAGAAGGGCAGATTTACCTACCCCTATCGGACCAAGTAAGTCCAATTCCAGTAAAAATAGACCACGTTCATTAAAAATGGTTAAAAATAAAGCTGGAAAAATGGTCCCTGATTTTGCTGCCGATGGCAAAGGAAAAATGGCTAAAGGTGGCACTGTAACAAAAAAGAAAGAAGGTGGTGTTATGAAGAAAAAAGGTATGGCTAAAGGTGGCGCTGTCACTAAGAAAAAAGAAGGCGGTAAGCTTACAAAGGCTCAAGAAGCCGCAAGACGTAAGAAGCAACTTATAGCTCGTCAAAACTCTATGGTTGAAGCTAGAGAAGGAAAGGCGGGGTCAACCCCATCTGAAAAAAATAACGCCGCCAAAGAGCGCATGAGCAAAATGTTTGGAATGAAGCTCAAAGCTGGCGGCAAAGTAGCCAAGAAGAAGGCTGGTGGCGTTATGAAGAAAAAAGGCATGGCTAAAGGTGGTGTTGTTAAGAAGATGGGTGGCGGCTCCATGAAGAAAAAAGGTATGGCTAAAGGTGGTGCCGTTACCAAGAAGATGGGCGGCGGTTCCATGAAGAAGAAGGGTTACTCAAAGGGCGGTGTCGTTAAAAAGATGGGCGGCGGTTCTATGGGAAAAAAAGGCATGGCTAAAGGTGGCGTTGCTAGAGGAAGTGGCGCGGCCCGTCCTCAAAGATTCACACGTAACGGATAGAAAGGTTCAATTGAACTTAAATGGCTTTCTTACAAGGAAACATACCACACTTTAAATGTTGGGTTCGTCGTGAGTATACGGTCAATCATGAGCGTTACCACGGCGAGTTCCTTCACGCTATGGCTATAGCGGTAACTACAATGCCTAATAGGTGCCTTAGCTTTCAGGTAATCTTCACAGGCAGTGAGACCGACGATACAGACGATGAGAACGTACATGGTGGGGCTATGTGGGCTAGAATGCCTATAACGGCTCTGGTGGCCGATGAGACGTTCTCTGAGTGGCCTGAGTGTATGCCCGTACATGATGCCCAGCCTTGGGACTGCCCTTCTCACACGCACTCCGTATACACCCTAGACAGGGCTATGCCTTGTCCTTGGATGGCTAAGGTTGCTGGTGACTTTTTTCCAGCAAAGTATATGTTTACTGTGGACTATACAGACACTGATGTGGCTGATGACCCAGCGCAGCACAAACAGGCTCATGTGATGCAACTGTTAGATGCTGGTCCTTGGACGGGTAATGTCATTGCTCTTCCAAACAATAGGGTAAGGGTTACTCACCCAGCTTGGTTTGAAACGGGAGAAGGCGCACCAGACTTCAAGCCTTCACAGCATATACATTACTCTAAATCTGACTTAGATTATACATTAGATGTCACG